GAGTTTTCTGTTTGCGTCGCGTATTCGCGCATGGTGGACAAAAACGGATCAGGTTTGAGCGCAGTTGGAAGACAGCATCAAATGCCGCCTACAACCACCACGTTCATGAAAACCGTCACGGATCCGTTGGAGATTCATTTCCAGAAGAAAGCCGCCGATCTCAACATTGCTCCCCCGATCTTTGATACGAATAACACGACCTATATGGTCATGCTGGATCTGAACGAAATGTCTCTGGCCGACAAGTACGGGTCCAGCGCCAGCAATATTCCCACCTGGATCTGGAAACAGATTCACTATATCCTGAACAGACTTCTGAAGGAAGGGGGGATGGAATACATTGATATTACGCCGTACAACTTCATCGAGAAGGATGGAGTTGTATGGTGCATTGATTACGGCCACGCCACGCCGTTCCGCGGAACTACCCGCAATTGGTTTCTCAAAGATATGCTGGAGAAGAAGATGCGTCGCTGGAACCCTGATTTCGTGTGATCACTTCTCGGGTAGTTTTTAGTTTTTTACTTGGCGATGACCGACTCCAGGAAATCGTCGCAGATCTTGGACCACGGGCGAGTACGGGCAAGGGCCACACACGCCGCCGAGGTCTCCTTCCCGCACATCTCCAGCGCCTTCTCCATTCCCTCCGCCACGGACTCCGCTGTCGCAGTGTACTCCGTCAGACCGACACCCGCCGTCATCTGGAGATACGAGTACGACGTCGTAGGGAGTTGTACGCTCGTCTTGTCGTCCATGAATGCGCGGTAACAGTCTAGCGCTAGAACCACCTGCGGGGCGCCCGTCGCCATGTGCTCCAACTGGCACAGACCGAAGCCCTCGCCGGCCGACGTGTTAATACCCACGTCCGCCACATTGTAGAGCTGGTTGATGGCGTCGTCGTTGAAGTACGCCTGCGGCGCCGTCGTGTCCACGATCGTCACGCGCGTACCGTACTTCAGGTTGTCGAGGCCCAGCAGCTCCAGCTCGTTGAGGTAGATCTGGAGAGGCTGGTAGAACGCCCCGCCCTCAGGCTTGACTCCCGTCACCAGCAGGAGATGGTAAGGAGCATCGGGGAACTTCTGCAGCAGACGCGCGAACGCCATGATCGTGAGATCGAGACGCTTGCGCTGGGAATTGCGGTTCATGTTCAGGAACACCTTGTCGCCCGACTTGAGGTTGAGGTTCTTGCGAATGCCCGCGCGCTCACCGTCCGACAGCGGCTTGAACACGAGCGAATCAATGCCGTGCTCCAGAACATCGATCTTGATGTTGGGCGTCGTCAGGCGGGTCATGAGGTACTTCTTCCACTCCTCCGTGAAGCAGATGATACGGTCAGAGGCGTTCTCGATGTTGCGGAGCAGGCCCATGTCCGCGCCCTTGTACACCTGATCAAGGTAGACCCACAGCTTCCACGACTTCGGGACATCCTTCAGCTGCTGGATGAACTGGTTGATCACAATGGGGTCGTTGTAGATCATGATGATGTCGGGGTTCACCGTGTCGACATACTCCTTGAACTTATTGAAGCCGAACCCCTGCTCCTTCGGGTCCTCGTTGGCGGCCGCATCGTACTGGATAATGCCCGTGAGCGGACGAGCAGGAGTAGCAAGACGGGCAGGCGTGCGCTGGAACCCGAAATGGAAGATCTTGATCAGCGGCTGGAGCGTACCCAGCTGCTTGAGAAGGTTGTACGACACCTTCGAGTAGCCCGTCACCTGCTCGGTGTGCGTGGAAACCAGGAGGAAGCGGATAGGAGCCATTTGTATGTATCATTTTCTAACCTGTAAATATAATAGACATGGCCGAATACTACTCATTTGTATCGCTTGACGGGACACCTAAATTCCTGAGCCAGCAGACTCGATTCAAGAGTGCGTCCGAAGTCACGGAGATGAGGAAGCGCACAGTCGTGAACAATTATTACACAAACTATCCCCAGTCGCAGAAGGCGGCGTATGCGAGCACGTATACGACGTTCAAAGCGGGAGCGGTCTATAAATACCGCAAGGGAGTCGCTGCTGGGTCGTGGACGCCCACATGTATCACCAATAACAGCACCTTTGTCCTCGCCAACAACTCTATCCTATCCCCTGGCGGTGAGAAGCAGACGCCCAATATGTTAGTGAAGTCAAGGGCTGATATGAACAATCCTCAGTAATCAATAAAACGCCATGCCCGGTGCCTGCGCATTCTCCTTCATTTTCGGGATCTTGGTGAACTCCGAGAACCGGTCCATGAACGGCACCGCTGGAATCGGGTACAGTTCGGTAATCGAATTGCTCTTCGTCATCGCCCGCGCAATCACCTTACGTGTCTGCGCCCCTATCCAGTCGTACCCGAAGCGAACGCTCATGTACGAGTGAATTAGAACCGCGATGACTAGAACTCCAATAAGGATATACGGAAGGTTCTTATACATTATTCATACCGTATAACATAATATAGCACAGAATGCCAGGTGGTCTTATCCAACTGACTGGCTTCGGCGCCCAGAACGTTTTTTTGAACGGAAACCCGTCCATGACCTATTTTACGAAGATGTATAAGCGCCACACGAACTTTGCTATGGAGCATTTCCATCTCCCGCCGACCAACGTCACCGACACAAACCTGCCCATCACCGGAACCAAAACCTTCCGGTTCAAGGTTCCTCGCTATGCCGATCTTCTCCACGACTGCTACCTCTGTGTCGATATTCCCGACATCTGGTCGCCTCTCGCCGTCATCGACCCAACAAACAATATCGCCAAAGAGTTTCAGTACCAGTGGATTCGTAATCTTGGGTACAACATGATCCAGCAGGCCTCAGTCACCCTGAACGGAACACCGATCGCGACCATGACGGGCGAATGGATGAAGATTGCGAGTTATCTCAAACACGATGCTACCAAACGGGCGATTCTTGATAAGATGGTGGGAAACACACCCGATATGTACGATCCGGGGAACAAGTCTGGACTCTTTAATCAGTACCCCAACGCCATCAATGTCGATGGCGTCAATGCCCCCGCGCCCTCAATTGCCGGCCGTCAACTGAATATCCCCCTCCCTTTCTGGTTCTGTGAAGAAATCGGCCAGTCCCTCCCTCTCGTCTCGCTCGTTCAGTCCGAAGTAGAGATTCAGATCACCTTCAACAATATCTACAGTTTATTCACGATCATGAACCTCAATTATAACCAGCCCCAGGATCCGTCGTATCTTACACGAATCGTCGGAAACCCCTCCGATCCTTTCCGCGGACTTCAGAACTTTCTCTCGTATCCCGACACTCAGGGAAACCCAACAAACCAATCTCTCCAGAACTGGAATTTTAATCCGTACATCGAAGCGAACTACATTTTCCTGACGGACACTGAGCGCGCGCACGTCGCAGCCTACGAGAAATCGTTCCTGATTACTCAGGTTCGATATGTCCGCCACGATAAGCATTACGGATACAACGACGTCCCGATCCCAATGTACAATCTGTGTACCCGCATCGTCTCCCTCTTCCAGCGCGAAGATCGTATTCTTCTGAACGATTGGGACAATTACACGAACTGGGATACTATCTACTGTCCCCCAGTCAACCCATCCACGCTTCCCTCCAACGTGTTTTCCCCCCTCCCTCCGGTACAATTTTATTCGTCGGGAATTCAGTTGTCGAACAATATGATCGCCCAGGATATTCTTCAGGAAGGAACGGTTGTTCTGGACGGAGCCGAGCGCCTGAACACCAAGAACGTCAATTTCTTCCGCCTCATTCAGAACTACAAGTTTTCCAAGGGAGATACCACCATGCTTCCAGGAATCAATCTTTATTCCTTTGCTCTAGATCCCAACACAATCACCCAACCATCGGGAACGATGAATGGGTCAATGTTCAACCGCACAAACGTCCAGTACACGCTTCTGGTTCCGCCGACGGTCACGAGTACGATCGATGCCTCGGGAAATATAGTTCCCATTTCAAGCCCGGCACCGGTTTGTATCATCAAAGGTACAGAGTTCAATTCAGTTCCTACGCTGGTTCCTGCAGGTGCTACGTCGGTTCCGGTCAATGCGGCCGGACAAGCGACTGGACCCCCTCTACTCCAGGCAGGCCAGACGCTCACGATTATTCCACCCAGTTCGCAGTTCAATCTTCAGTACGGGGCGTATTCGTCGATGATTTACATTGAATCTTACAACTTCCTGAAAGTTACAAACGGACAGGGTAATCTCGTGTTCTCTACATAATGAACACCGACGACCCCGTAGCCGACGTCCCCCCTGAACAGACAGCAGATACCTCGCAGAAACCGACCGTTTCATCGGCAAGTGGGTATCTTGGATACACTCTCCTTCTCATTCTGCTTCTCGTGTACTCGCGCGCAGGATGGTACGCGGTAGAAACTATCGTGTTCGGAAAATTCCCGATCATGAAACCGTATGCCCACCTCTTTCTAGTTGTCTGGTTTATCCCTATCCTTGGTCTACTCGCATCGCTCGTAGTTCCGTCGGTGGGCGGAATGTTCGCATGGGCAATCGCCACCGCGGTCATCGCCGGCATTCCGATGGTTGGAGCATTTATTTATATTGTTCTCTTCGGTCTTCCGCCCGAGACGTATGAATACGTAGCGGGACTGTTCACGACAAAGACAGGGGTAACGGTGTAGAATCCTGCTCTACCGTCTCCTCCTTCTTGAGAAGGGGATTGGCGGCGTCGAGCGTCAGGAGTTCATCCATAGCCTGCTTAGGATTCTCGAAATTGCGGAACAGGATCTGGTTGACTTCGGCAGGGCTCCACTTCTCGTCCAGTTCGGGATGCGACCACAGATCATGGTCAACATCGGTAATGTCGTAGAATCCCTCCACCATCTCACGGAGAACCGTACGAGAACATTTCTTGAAATGAATGATCATATCAATACGTCCAGGGCGAATCAGGGCACGATCAAACCGCTCAGGAAAATTTGAGGTAAACACCAAGATGCGACCACTGGACTCCAGGGTTCCATCTAGGAGGTTCAGGAGAAAAGAGAGATCAATAGGATCCTTGAGAATATCATCGTCCAGTTCGGCCATAAACGGATCTTTGGGCGCAGCCGAGGCCGCAGGTTCGGGGCGTTTCCACTCGCGTTTCAGCAGAACATCGCCCATCGCGTCTGCGTCCTCAATGATGTAGAGACGCTCGGAAATAGGGATAGTATACTTCTCCAGCACTGTTCCGTTAAACACGTGAATATCGTCGCTGAAAAAGAGATGACGAAGTTGAGTCTTGGTCTTGATTTCCGAGAGTTGGATATTGATGGGGTGACGACGGGCGACATTCGCAATAGCCTTGATTTCTGACGTCTTACCCGTTCCAGGATCTCCGTGAAACAGAAAGCCCAGCGTATACGGAATCCCCTTCTTCTCGTACCACGACCGCTTT